GTCTAGAAAACGATCCTTCACAACCTGTGAAGTATTGTACGAAATCATTTGAGCACCAATAAACCGATCGCAATCAGCAGCAAACTTATCGTGATCAAATCCTTTATGCATTGATCCTTTACGCCCATAGAGGTTGTCCTTAATGTCATAAGGAGGATCAAGATAAGTAAATACTGATTTATCATCTGTCAGCAACTCTTCGTATGAGAGATTGGTGATCTTCCAATTCTGGATTACCTCCTGATAGTAAGGGAGTTTATCTATCCCTCGCATTGAGAAGTTTGAATCGCTCGCCTGGGCGCTAAAGGATGAGGACTCAGTGAGACCAGAAAAAGAGCACTTGTTAACAACATAAAAACTAACGGCACGGTGAAAGGATTCGGTCCCTTTGATTCCATGAGATAGGTACTCCTTTGCTTCTAGAAATAGACCTTTAGCAGATCCTTGGTCGGGATAACGAGACTTAAGTTTAACCAACTCATCACGAAGTTGCTTACCCTCGTCCTGCAATACCGTCCAAAAGTTATATAGAGGTTCGTAGAGATCATTTACCCATACGTTAAGATATGGATATCTCTGGGACATCCAGATCGCCATAGATCCCCCACCAAGAAAGGGCTCCCTATACTCAGTATAGTCTTCAAGGTCAGGAAGAAACTTTGCCATCTTGGCAACAGCACGAGACTTACCACCAGGATAACGAAGGGGGGTTTTCAGGGAGGTCATACGATGATCTTCTTACTTGGGGTGACAATCTTGCTAAACATTTTAGCATACTGCTCAGTCAAGTTAGGAGCAGGTTTAGTGATGTAGAGTACGTGATCTCTCTTCACTTTGATTTCATCCACATCAGGATCTTGCAATGGTGCCCAAGGAGCAAACCCTAACTGTGTCCCTTCTTCATTAATTGGCATTGCCACAATCACATCCTTAAGTGTGATCTCAGTATCAGTCTCTTCGACCAATTCACAAATACAATTTTCACCACTAAGAAAACGAATGTTTACGATATTCATTTGAGTTTCTCCATAACAGAATTAACAGATTGAGACATCTGGCGATAACCAGTGCCGACATAGATTTGCCCCGCCACCACTGAGACAGTTGCAATGCCCCAGAAAATATAATACCACTTCGACTTTACTTGATGTTTGTTACTCATTTGAATTCACACTCCATCATGATTTGAGTAAGTGCTGCTAGAAGATTGATCTCCTGATCTGCAACGAATGCAGACTTGTACTGATACTCAGCAATGATGAGCACTGCTGCTGCAATACTAGGACCACCCATATTCTCTGCAAGACTATCATAGAGTTTGCGAAGAATAGAGTTGGGGTCCGCATCAAGATTAGCAGTGACCCACTTCTTAACGTCGTTGAATCTCTTGTCCTTAAGAGCAGCGATTAGATCCTTTGTATTAGCGTCACCTAGCGTCGCCAGAATGCCAGTGTCGATAGATCCCGTTGAGGAGTATCGCTGCAATTCATTAATGGTACGGCGGAAGTCTGGAAAATATTTTTGGATGACTTCTGCCACAACTCTAGGATCGTAGGTGATCTCCTCGCTCCCGAGGATATCCATGCACCGTTTATGAAACTTCTGAGCAAGTTGCAGACGGGTTTTGCCACGGACATTGAAATCAACAACGGTCGTCCTACTATGTAGGGGATCGATTATCCTGTTTTTGAAATTGCAAGTAAAGATAAAACGACAATTCTTCTGGAATTCTTCGATCGACGCCCTGAGAAGGAGTTGTACATCGTGCGTGGTGTTGTCCGCCTCATCGATGATAAGAACCTTGTGCTTACTAGAAGAAGTGAGAGACACAGTAGAAGCAAAGGACTTTGCTTGATTGCGTACAGTGTCCAAGAATCGACCTTCATCCGATCCATTAATAACATAATAGTCTGCTCCCAATTCATTACAAAGTGCTTTGGCGATGGTAGTTTTACCAACACCTGCAGTGCCAGAAAGGAGAAGATTGGGTATCTCCCCCTGGGCAACGAAACCCTCAAAGGTTTCTTTCACGTCGGTAGGAAGAATACATTCCTCAATAGTTTGAGGACGATACTTCTCTACCCAAAGGAAATCATTCATGCTAAAGGTCTTTGAAATTCACGACTAATAATGTTAGATGCATGAAGCATCTGTTTCATGTATTCTACACCATCCTGAGGTGTAGTGTGATCCCCACAAGTGAAGACATCACATACTGCCATACCTAACTCTGGCCAAGTGTGAATGCTGATATGACTTTCAGCAAGCATTGCCACGCAAGTTACACCTTGAGGATCAAACTTGTGTGAGTTGAGTGCCAACAAAGTAGACTGACACTTCACACTGGCGTGATAGATCACATCCCTAATGTATTGCT